TCATTTGATATTGAATCATTTGATTGTCTTATTCAATGTATTTGATGATGCTACTATTCCATTACTTTTTTATCATTTAGAAGAGGATCTCTGGTCTTCTATAAAAAGTTTTTTGGTTTTTCTAAATCGAGTTCCTGAATATCCAAAAACTAAAATTAATGAAATAGACGCAGATGAAAACTGTTTAAAACAATTGCAATCGATCTAATGGACATTGAAAGAATAATTCATATTGTTCACACTCTCAAAGAAGAGAATGGACCAACTATGAGTGTTGGTGCAGGTGAAATTGCAGGAACTGTTGAAGCAGGTGATGATCCTCCAGTTGATTTAAGGAAAAAAAATGCAAGAGGTTGGAATATCTTTTTTAGAGGTCTTGTAAGGAAAAATCGTAAAAAGAAAAGAAAATCCTAAAATGTTCCCATCATCATCTACCGAAACAAAAATAGCACTGCTTGAAGAGCGTATTAATGTGTATGAGCAGATGATGGAGCGCATTGATACTGCGATTCAGAAAATAGGGGAAACAAGTCAAAATATCAGTCAAATGCTTGCCATTCACAATGAAAAGATTGAGCAGTGTAACCGAACTGATAATATAATTGTAAAGATGATTGAAGATATTAAAATATCATCCAAAGAGCAGCACGAAGAAATTAGTAGAGAACTTGGTGAAAGAATAGAAAAGGTAGAAGAGAGGGTAGAAGGTCTCACAAAGTTTAGGTGGCAAGTAGGTGGTGTTCTTGCTGTCGCAGTTGTGGTAATTGGAACGATCAACGCATTTGTGCCCAAGTTCTTGACTCACCACCAAACCCCTGCTACAATAGAAAGAACGAAGTAATCTTTCATAATGGATTTGGTTGACTCCAAGTATATTGGACTCGTCTCATCACGTCTTCAAAAATTTAAGAGGGTTAAAGCGGATCTCTACAACTTCCGCTGCCCTATCTGTGGGGACTCCCAGAAGAATAAAAACAAGACAAGGGGGTATCTATACCCCGTGAAGAATAACACCAACTTCAAGTGCCACAATTGTGGTGCCAGTATGTCCTTTAATAACTTTCTTAAAGAACTTGATGCCGTGCTGTATAAGCAGTACACGATGGAGAAGTTTAAGGAAGGTCATACTGGTAGAGGTTTCGTCGTAGAAGAACCTAAGTTTGAGTTTGCTAAACCAGTTTTTAAAAAGAAACTGGATTTACCCAAAGCATCGGAGGTGCAGATCGCCAGAGAATATCTGGAAAAAAGACAACTAGATCCTGAAAAGTTTTATTTCGCTAATAAATTTAAAGAGTGGACAAACACTCAAAAAGTTACATTTGACACTATCGGTAGGGATGAGAGTCGCATTATTATACCAATGTATGATGTTGAAAATAATCTTATTGGTTTTCAAGGAAGAGCACTCAGTCCAAACCCTGTTAAATATATCACTGTGATGCTTTCTGATGACGCACCAAAAATCTATGGGATGGATAAAATTGATTCTACGAAACCCATTTACATTGTTGAAGGACCCTTCGATTCCACACTTGTACAAAATGCTGTTGCTATGTGTGGGTCCGACATTGATATTGGGTCGTTTGGTTGGAGCGATTATATTTGGGTATTTGATAACGAACCACGTAATAGAGAAATCGTCAACCGAATATCAAAAACCATCAACAGAGGTGAAAAGGTAGTAATTTGGCCTACAACAGTTCAGCAAAAAGATATTAATGATATGGTGCTTGCTGGACTTAATGTTATGGATATGTTAAAATCAAATATCTACTCAGGTTTAGAAGCAAAAATTAAGTTTAACAACTGGAAGAAAATATGAGCAACGGAACAAAAGTTATCAAGAGAAATGGTAGTACAGAATCTCTTGATTTGAATAAACTTCACATTATGGTGGAGGAAGCATGTAAGGATCTTGCTGGAGTTTCTGCAAGTCAAGTTGAGATGCAGTCTGGCATTCAGTTTTATGATGGTATTACCACAGCAGAGATTCAGGAAATTCTGATTCGTTCTGCTTCTGACCTTATCGATCTAGATCACCCCAATTATCAATTTGTTGCCGCCCGCCTATTATTGTTTGCTCTTCGTAAGCAATTGTTTGGAAGGATGCATGAATGCCCTACTGTAAAGCATCATGTTGATCAATGCGTAAAAAAAGGAGTATATGATCCAGAAATTCTGTCACTGTATTCTGATGAAGAATTTGAAAAACTCGAGTCCTTCGTTGATCATAGTCGTGACTATTTGTTCACTTATGCAGGTTTACGTCAGGTCGTTGATAAGTACCTCGTGCAGGACAGAAGCACTGGGGCACTTTATGAAACGCCACAGTTTATGTACCTTTTGATTGCGGCAACTATTTTCTCCAAGTATCCTAAGGAAACTCGTCTAGATTACGTTAAGAGGTATTATGACGCAATCAGCAAGCACAAAATCAACATTCCGACCCCCATCATGGCGGGAGTGCGAACGCCACTTAGACAATACGCTAGTTGTGTTTTGGTTGATGTTGATGACACCCTCGATAGTATCTTTACTAGCGATATGGCTATTGGCAGATACGTTGCACAAAGGGCGGGTATCGGTATCAACGCAGGTCGCATCCGTGGCATCAACAGTAAAATTAGAGGTGGTGAAGTCCAGCACACTGGCGTTGTACCATTTCTCAAAAAGTTTGAAGCGACTGTCCGTTGCTGTACGCAAAATGGCATACGAGGAGGAAGCGCAACGGTCCACTTCCCAATCTGGCACCAAGAAATAGAAGACATCCTCGTATTAAAAAATAACAAAGGAACCGAAGATAACCGTGTTCGTAAGTTAGACTACAGTATCCAAATCAGCAAAATCTTCTATGAACGATTTATCCAAAACCGAGAGATCTCACTCTTCTCTCCACACGACGTTCCTGGTCTGTATGATGCTTTTGGTACTGATGGATTTGACAGTTTATATGAGCATTATGAACGAGCTCAAGATGTTCCAAGAAAGACTATTGGAGCTCAAGAACTCTTTTTGGATCTTCTAAAAGAACGTGCAGAAACTGGTCGTATTTACATTATGAATATTGATCATTGCAATTCTCACTCATCTTTCTTGGATAAAGTTGAGATGAGTAATCTTTGCCAAGAAATTACTTTGCCCACTAAACCACTTCAACATATTGATGATATTGATGGTGAAATCGCTCTCTGCATCCTTAGTGCAATTAATGTCGGAAAAATCCGTGACCTTGAAGACCTTGAAATACTCTGTGATCTTTCTGTGCGCTCTCTGGATGAACTTATCGATTTTCAAGGATATCCCGTCAGAGCAGCAGAAATCGCTACCAGAGCACGTCGTTCTTTGGGTATAGGTTTTATTGGTTTGGCACACTATCTCGCCAAGCACGGCGAGCATTATGATGATCCTGGTGCCTGGAAACTAGTACACGATCTCACTGAGGCATTCCAATACTATCTGATTCAATCAACAGTAAATCTTGCGAAAGAAAAGGGTGCTTGTGAGTATTCACATCGCACTAAGTATTCTCAGGGTATTCTCCCAATTGATACATACAAGAAGGATGTTGATGAAATCGTTCCAAACGAATTGAAGTATGATTGGGAGTCTCTTAGAGCACAGGTTCTACAATATGGGGTACGGAACTCAACATTGTCCGCACAGATGCCATCGGAGAGCAGTTCCGTTGTGTCAAATGCCACCAATGGCATCGAGCCTCCTAGGGGATACTTGTCCGTTAAGAAATCGAAGAAGGGACCTCTCAAGCAGATTGTCCCCCAGTATCAAACTCTTAAAAACAATTATACGTTGCTTTGGGATATGCCTAGCAATCGCGGGTATATTCATATTGTTGCTGTTATGCAAAAGTTCTTCGATCAAGCGATTTCTGGAAACTGGTCCTATAATCCAGAAAATTACCCAGATAATGAAGTTCCTACTTCAATAATGGCGCAGGACCTTCTGACTACATATAAGTACGGCTGGAAAACCAGCTACTATCAAAACACCTATGATCATAAGACTGATGAGGTTGAAGAAACCAAACAGTCTCTTGAAAATTTAATTTCCGATATTCTAGAATCAGAGGAGGAAGATTGTGAGTCTTGTAAGATTTAAAACAGGTTTGGAGGATAAAAAAGTGGTCGATTCAATGACCGTTTTCAATTCTCAGGAAGTAGATACCAAAAAGCAACCAATGTTTTTTGGGCAACCATTGGGAATACAAAGATATGACTCTTACAAGTATCCAATTTTCGATAAACTAACAACACAGCAACTGGGTTATTTCTGGAGACCCGAAGAAGTTTCTCTTCAAAAAGATCGTAGTGATTATCATATGCTACGCCCAGAGCAAAAGCACATCTTTACCAGCAATCTGAAATATCAGGTTATGCTGGATTCAGTTCAGGGTCGTGGTCCTGGTATGGCGTTCGCGCCTTACTGCTCCCTTCCTGAACTGGAAGCGTGTATGAAAGTATGGGAATTTATGGAGATGATCCATTCCCGTTCATATACCTATATCATCAAAAATGTTTATTCCGATCCATCGGAAGTTTTTGATACCATCCTTAAAGAGGATCGTATTATGGAACGTGCCGTGAGTGTTACACAGGCATACAATGACTTTATTAACGCAGCACATCGTTATGATAATTCTGATGAGTGGCAACACGCACTAGAGAACGTCCCATACGCACAAGAGGCAAGGTATGAACTCAAACGGAAACTTTTCCGAGCAGTTGCAAACGTTAATATTCTTGAAGGTATTCGCTTTTACGTCAGCTTCGCTTGTAGTTTTGCATTTGGCGAACTCAAACTTATGGAAGGAAGTGCAAAAATCATCTCTCTGATTGCTCGTGATGAAAACCAACATTTGGTGATCACTCAAAACATTATGAACAAGTGGAAAGATGGTGATGATCCTGAAATGGCAAAAATTGCCAAAGAAGAGGAGCAATGGGTTTATAAGACCTTTGAAAATGCCGTGAACCAAGAAAAACTTTGGGCAGAGTATCTGTTCAAAGATGGTTCTATGATTGGTCTGAATGACAAACTGTTACAGCAGTATGTTGAATGGATTGCAAACCGTAGAATGAAAGCAATTGGACTTAAACCACTCTATGAAATTTCAGCAAAGAATAATCCACTTCCTTGGACTGAGCATTGGATTTCTTCAAAAGGTCTTCAAGTGGCACCACAAGAAACCGAAGTCGAATCCTACATTGTCGGAGGAATCAAACAAGATGTTACCGAAAATACATTCTCAGGATTCCAACTCTGATGATTGGACTGTTGATGATATTCTGAATTCTTATAGAGAAGCAGCAGAATGTGATGATTTCTTGTTTGGTGATTATGATTATAAATCTGAATGGTTTGGTAAATGCCACGATGATGTAAAGTGAGGGTCTTCGGACCCTCTTTTTTTTATAAATACCTGAAAAGGTAGTCGATAGGCGATGAAGTCGTTTCAGAATTTTGCTGTTAATATAGAAGAAAAGAGAACTACTCCTGGATTTGGTTCACCTTCCGGATATGATGCCCAGGGTGAACCAATGTACACCAAGAGACCTGGTCCAAAGGAACAAGGTCGTAGAGCAACTGTTCAAAAATCCCCCAAGACTGTCACACAAGTCAAAGGTGAAATTGAAGCGGCAAAAAGATTTGCTGGTGCAAGATCTGGTGGTTTGGATACCAGAACTGTACCATCTTTTGTAACTGATAAAAGAAACGCAAGAGCAAATAAATTACTTGGACCAAATCCATGGGATATGCCAGGTGGTGCTAGTGGAGGACAAAAAACTTTTGAACGTGGAATGAGAAAACTTGTTCCTCCAACAGTACCTTCAAAGGGGCATAGGGAAAGAGCATTTAGAGATTTTGTAAATCAATCTTCAAAAGAACTTGGAACAACGACTGATGAAGTAATTGCAAGTATGATGAGAGGAAAGTCTGCAACTCCATTTGCAAGTCCAGTTCCGGCAGCACCAGATCCTTGGAAACCATCGGAGACTGCAACAACTCCACCAAAACCAAAACCAGTAAGTCAGGCGGCAGTATCTAAAAAGCAAGCAGCATATCGTGAAGCACAGAAAACCCCACCTGCTCAAAAAGCAACTACTGCTGCCGGTGGAACTCCAAAAGCAGTTTCTTTTACACCTTCAAGATCTAAATCTACATCACCAAAGGCTTCTGTTGTTGATATAACTGCAAAGACTGTTCCTGGAACCAGAGTTGCAGAACCAAAACCAAAAACATTACCAGGTTTAAAACTTGGCACAGATCCTGCTGGTCCTCTTGTATCTAATCGCCCAGGGGAATCAAAAACGATTAGACCTCAAAAAGGACCTGGAAGAACTGGTGTTCTTGGTAAACCAAAAGCAGGTCAAATGACTGGTGCAAAAATTGAACCTGTTAAAGTTGCTGATATTACTAGTAAACCAAAAGTTACTACAAGTTTACCACAATCAAAAACTACAAAGGTTACATTACCAAAACCAACTTTAAAACCAAAAGTTGTTGCACCTACCGTGGCAGCGGTTAAACCAAAAGAATTAAAACTTCCACAACCAGCAGCACCTAAAATTAAACCACTTTCTGCTACAAGAACAACACAATCACAAAAACTTGCTGATACAGTAGTTAAGGTATCTAAGCAAATTAGATCTGATATTGCTGCTGAAAGAGCAGCAGAAAGAGCAAAAGTAATGAAGGGTGTCGGTACAGCAAGTAAAGTGCTTGGTGTAGTTGGTACGGGAATTGAAGCAAAGAAAGGGTATGATATTGCAAAAGCAATGGGTAGCAGCCAAAAGAGATCAGTTGGTGCTGGTGCTGCAAGAGCAATCGGAAGTGGACTTGGTGGTGTAGTTGGAGGTACTCTTGGATCAGTTGCTGGACCAATTGGATCTGCTGTTGGAGCAACTGCTGGATTAACTATTGGTGCAGAGTTGGGATCCAAAGCATATAACGTAATTACTGGTGATCCTAAGAAAAAGGTAACTACGCAGGGAGTTCTTACTAATATTAGAAAAGCAGTTCCTCAGTCTGTAAGAGCACAAGTTCCTACTGATGTTAGAAAAGGATTTACAGATTTTGTTAAATCTGCTGGTAAAACTTATGGAGATTGGCAAAGATCTCAGCAATCTGGAAATAAGTAATACTGTTTTATAAATAAATTTATAGAAAAAAGTAATCAAAATGTCTGATTTTGCAGCAAAGAACTATGGTGGATTAATGGAGGCATATGCTTCCATTTATAAACAACCAGATCAAGTAATTGAAGAGCAGGTAGATCAAGAGATTTGTTTTGAAGATGTGGAAGTTGATTCTGATCTTATGGTTGATATAATCATCGATCGTTTAGTTGCAGAAGGATATGCAAACACAGAAGATGAAGCACTCAATATGATCCCTCATATGAGCGATGCTTGGTTGGACACCGTTGTTGGAAATTTTGTTCTTGAGCAAAATTTTATTGACACTGTAAATTCAATCATAGAAGAAGGATATGATTTAAGTTCATACACAGTTGATGAACTTTATGGGGAATATATTGGACATTTTAATCAATGTGTTAATGAGCAGTATGGATTATCCTTGCAAGAAGCTATTCCACTTGTTGCTGCTCCCCTAGCAGGACCTGCAATTGCTGCTGGTCTCACTGGTCTTGTTGGTGGAGCAGCAAAACTGTATCAAAGTATGCAGAAAAGAAAGACTGATCCAGCATCTCAGAGATGGTTAGAAACTGGATCTTATGCTTCTTCAAAACAGACGCCAAAACAGCAGAGAGATACTGCCGCACAAAGAAGGCAGCAGGCTGCTGATAGATTAAGACAAAAACAGCAGCAAGCAAAACCACCAGCACCACAATCACAACCCGCAAAACCACCCGCACCAGCACAACCAGCGGCAGGCGGAGCACCATCAGCAGGTCCAACTCCACCCAAACCACCAAAAGGTCCAAATTTCTTACAAAGGTTAGGTCAAGCGTTTAAGCAATCGACGGCACAAAGAGCAGCACAAAAATCAGTAAAACCACCTGGACCATCTGGATCTTCTGGACCATCACCCAGAATGCAAAAAGCGACTGATATTCTAACACACCCATTTACTAAAGGTGCTGCTGCAACATTTACAGCAACTTCTGCACTTGGTGATATTAGAGGTGGCGGACAAGGATTACGTACATTAGCAAGTCTTCCAGTTGGTGCAATCGGTGGTGGAACAAAGGCAATAGGATATCTATCTGGAAGTGAGGGCATTAAGCAGACAGGTAGAGATATTGAAAAACTAGGAAGTGTTATTAAAGGTGGTGAAGAGAAAAAACCAAAAACACAAAAAGCACCAACAAAATCAGCAGAATCTTTACCTGGATTTGAATAAATGGGAGAACTAAAATGGCAAAAGTAGGCGATGTAAGAGGGGACGGTAAAGTTTATACCGGACCAACATATGGTTGGCAATCTCCTGGAACTGTATGGAAGCGTACACCGGGAAAAGCAGGTGAAGAAAAGACTATTGGTGGTGTAACTAAGGTCTATACTGGACCTAAGTATGGGTGGCAAACGAAAGAAACGATTAAGTCTCGTCAGCAACCAGCAAAACCAAAACCAGAACCTGCTAAACCTTCTGGTCAACCTGCACCATCCCCAACACCTTCTGGTGGTACAGGGGGCAGTGGATCAACACCTCCTAAACCAGCACCTTCTCCTACACCTAGTGGTGGAACACCATCTAAACCCACCCCTAAACCCGCTCCTGCTGCCCCTAAACCTTCACCAGTGGCAGACTATATGAAGGCAGCTGCTGCCGCTAGAAAGAGCGGAGACCCTGCGGAGATGGCGAAGGTAAGGGATATGGGTATGGATATTTGGAGAAAGTCTAATCCAAAACTTGCTGCCGCTGCTGATGAGAGAGCAAGAACAAGAGGAACTAGTGCTACCAATAATCCTATGATGAGTGATATGAAGTCAGGACTTCCTGCTCCACAAAAACCAGCACCTACACCAACACCAACGCAAACACCAACTCCCAAGGTAACTATAAGCACTGATAAAGAAATGGCAAAAACCTCAGATGCACTTTCAAAAAATCCGCTCCCTAAAAAAGAGACTAAAAAGGAAGCATATGATGTTGTCCTAGATTATATTCTTTCCGAAGGGCACGCTGACACACTTTCAGAAGCACATTATGTTATGTTGCAAATGGATGCTGATCATATTCAAAACATTATCCAAGAACGTGCTTGGTGGGATCCAGCTGGTCTCTTTATGGATAAGAGAGAAAGAGAAGTTGAAAAAGCAAAATCAACAAAAACAGGTGGTGGTGCTTCATACAATCCAAACACTGGTAGAACATATAATCCAAGTGCTAAAGATCAAACAAGAGCAACTGGCGTAATTGCTCCAAAAGGTGGTGTTGTTGGTACAATGGAACCAGGAAAACCACAAACTTGGCAAAGATATGCACCTGGATCCGATCCTTATAGGAGACAAAATATTGACCGTTACGTAACTGTTCGTGGACGTGATCAATTGCAAATTGATGCTCTTGCCAATCGTGCAATGGCAGATAAGGCAAAGCGTGATGCTGCTGCTGATGCTGCATTTGATAGAAGATATGGTGTAAATCAACCATCTGGTGATGAGTTTGCAGGTGCTCGTAAGAATACTCGCACTATTGCACAACCAGGACCAGCAGCAGCACCTAGAACAACTCCTAGACCTGCCGCCACTGCCCCTGCTGCTCCAAAGCCAAAACCACAACCACCAACCATTCAATCCAAGAATGTAACTGCTACTGGTACTTCTTATGAAAGAAGAACTCCAACATCAGCAGAACTTGCTGCTTCTCGTGCAGCAGGTGGTGGTGAAGCAGGTATTAAAGCAGCAGTAGATGTTGCTAAGACGAATAAAGTTGCTTCAACTTCACCAACTCCCGATCTGAAACCAGAAGCACCTAAGAGAGAAAGTCTGATGAAACAGGCAGCAGATCTTAAAGCAACGCGAGAGCGTATTGAAAAGGAAGGTATTAAACCACAAACTAAATGATTTCAAGAGGGTTAACCACCCTCTTTTTTATTACCTAGTAACAGATTTTTTAACCAAAGCAGTTCCTTCCACAACTCTTGTTGTAGTTCCAGTAGGACTGTTTAATAGCAAATCGTAAAAATATTTTCCTGGTTTAATCGCAGCACTTGTTGTCGATCCAAGAGAAATGGTAACTCTACCAGTATTTCTTTCATTTGCAAAAGTGACTGTAAAATCAGCAGTTTTGGATGAAGATTCATATCTCTTCATTTGAGCACATCCACTATATCCAGTCAAATTTAATGCACTATTTGTTTTATCATCTTCAAGTGCAAAGGTTTGATCAAAATCAGTTCCAGTATATATGACTATGTTTGCCGTATATGTGACTGCCATCGGTTTTTGAAATATTTATGGTAAATCAACTAGAAAGGGAGTAATCCAATCTTCATTTGAATTTGTTACTGTGGTAATTGTTATACCTTTTGCATTTAATTTTGAAACTAAAAGATTATAAGATGCTTGAACGGTTGCTTCGGTCATACTGCCGGAATTATCGATAAACAATGCGATTGATGATTCATCTGGAAGGTTTTCAAGTCCACAAATTGTATACCAATCAGAAGCAAGAGTAGCATTTCCATTATCTCTATTGACTTGAACTGGACCAAATGTAAGACCATTTGCATTAGATCCAACATCTTTCGATGTATCATTGATTGTAACGGAATCTGATGTTGCAACAATAGTTCCAGTAATTGAACTTCTTCTAATTTCCAGTTGGAATATATCAATAGATTCAGTAGAACGGTCTGCCACAATAGTTCTAATAATCGTTCCCGTGTTATTGTTTACAGTAAATGAACCACTTACAGCAACATCAGTAAAGTCGGAAGCAGATAAAGTTCCGGATACTTGTAAGGCTGTCCAATATAATACGGTTCCATTTGGAACACCAGCAGTTGTAACAGTAAAAGTTACTGATGATCCTTCATTAACAGATGTTGCTGATGGTGTGACTGAATATGTTGGCACTACATCAGCAACTGTGATTGTTGGACTTGTTGCAACAACTGGTCCACTAATAGAATCGGTTCTTACAACAAATGTAAATGTCTCATTTCCTTCTGTAAGAATATCATTTGCAAGGGTTCTCGTAACAGTTGCAATACCAGTTGTTGCTCCTGTGCCAACAATACTAAAAGATCCAGTTAATGAATTATTAGAGAAGTCAGCGGCTTCCATACTGCCGCCAGTACTATAATATAAAGTAGTACCATCCCCAACATTAACAGTATTAACTGTAAAATTGACAGATCCACCCTCATTAACTGTTGATGTTGAAGCACTAATTGTGTAAGATGGTTCTCCTAAGTTGGTAACAAATATTGTATTTGATGTACCAACAATTGCCCCAGTTGTAGAACCAGTTGAAATATTAACTTTAAATCCTTCGGTAAATTCATTATACAATGAATCCGTTGCTAGTGTCTTTGAAAAGGATCCAGATCCATTTGTTACAACAAAAGATCCACTTAACGATCCATCTAAAAAGTCTGCGTTTGAAGTGTTACCAATAATATTATAGTATAAAGTTGTTCCAGAACCTACGTTTGTAGTAGTAACAGCAAAAGATACTGTTTGCCCCTCATTAACTGTTGTTGCAGATTCTGTAATACTATAAGTTGGCGGATCACCTGGTAAGAGCAGACCTCCACCTAATCCTAATACTGTAAGTGAAGTATCTGTACCTAATCCGATTACTGAGTTTAGTCCAAATATTTGATTTTCATATCTAATTCCTTGCCCATCTCCAACAAAGTCTAACTTATATCCTCTGTAAGATTTTATTCCAACATCACCAGCAGTTCCAACACCAATGATAATTGAATCATTTGGTAGTGCAGGAACATAGAATAATTGTTTTTGATTTAAGACTGTTGATAATCCAACTCTTTCTCCATCATCAAATATAATAACTCTTGTTACTTGTGAGGTATCAATTCCAGAAGATATATTTAATATTACATTTTGAATCTCTCCAAGAACACAAGTTTGTATTCCACTTGTGAATTTTTGTTTGTTTGCCCTTAAATAATTTTTAAAAGCAATTCTATTACTACTAGTTGGATTTGGCATTATAGTATCGCTCCAAGTGCTGCCGCAGCAAGAACTGTTCCAAGAAGAAGTGTATAATCTTCCGGAGTTGGAATATCTGGTGCAAAGTTATTAGCGTTTCCAACAGCATAAGATGCTGTTGCAACTTCTATTGTCACTTCTGGATATCCTGGAAGGTGTCCATATGGAAATGTATATTTTGTTTTTATTGCTTGTTCCCACCACTGCCACTTTAATAGGTTACTACCATAACCAGTTCCACTTAAATCTGCACCATACCAATCTTGTCTTATAAATCCAACTTCACCAGGAGCACCATTACATACTACTGCCAAATTACATATTCTACCAGAAAATCTTAAACTAACATTTGTTGTTGGATTTTTAAAATCTATCATTGCAAATGGACCAAGAGAAAGATTTGCTTCTGTTATTCTCTGGGCAAAACTAGTAAATGGTCTTGGATAATTCCCACCTCCACCAAAAGTCCAATTGCTAGGATCAGTAGACATAACTGTATTAACTGGTGCATAATTTGGAAGAAATCCGAATGGATCTGGACCAGCACCAACTGATATTGAATTGCAAATAAAGTCTGGCATTAATAGTAATGCTGAAAATGGTATTAAACCTTTGGCAACCGCGTCCCAAAATAACTCCGGATTCCAGTCATATAATTGTTGTGGAGTCCAAGTATGTCTAACATTCATTGGGTCCAATCCACCTAGTTGATAATTTGTATATGGATTACCATTTTCATCTCTAAGTACAGACCAGTCAAACCCTTCTATTTTATCTCCCGGTTTCAGACCATTAAAAAATACATTTGAAATAAGTCCGAGTACACTATCAACCGTACCATTTATTATTGCTGTTGGTCCAAACAATACCCCACCAAGTACTACTCCAACCATACCCCCAAGTAAATATGGTATTGTTTGTATTTGTGCCCCTATATCTCCAGCAGCAGCAGATGCTGTTAAATCTTTTGGTGGAGCAATACCAAAGTCATTGAGACCAGTAAATTTATATACATCACTTATACTTAGGTTTCCATTTGCGTCCCAAGTAAATGATTTCGATCCTGCACCAAGATTGAAGAAAAAGTTTTGAACACCCAATAATTCTCTTGAACCAGTAGCACTATTTTCATAGTTTTGAAACAGACTTTCTGGATCCGAATTTGATCCAAGAGATTGTGCAAATATTTGATTTGTTGAGTCGCTGTAAACAGGATTTACTGGATTATTTTCAGATCCATAACCATCTACTCCCTGATAACTTACTTGTTGATGGTAATATTGAGCAAGACCTAAAACTGCTGTTACAATACCTTCTGCCTGATTTGCGATGGTAGTCTGTATCACTGGATCAAATACATTATTTGCATATGCTTGTGCTTTAATTGTATTTGAAATTTCCTTTATTTGTTCTTCAGTTCTAATTAAGTTAGAGTACTTATGAGTTTCTGTATCATCTGGTAATATACCACCATTGGGAAATCCTGTTTGAGACATCTTAGATCAGCGGTGAGACGTTTACAGTTGTTTCATTCAAGAAGTTATCGGGACAAGCGAGATAATCATAGTTAGTATTATTTACACTATTACCATATCCGACAGTTGTTGGTTGTAAAAGATAAAAAGTTCGATTGGGATATGTTGATCTAAATTGATCCCAAAGAATACCCATAGCAACGTGACCGGTGTTATCATTTTCATCAATCACAGCAATACAAAGTCTTTGAGAACTGGTCGGCAGTGAAAAAGAACAACCAGTTGATATACCTGCTCTTGCGTGAATAGTTCCTTCAACAATAATTCCTTTATCACCATTCGGTTTCGTCATCAAGATATCATAGACATATCTTCCAGGTTTTAGTCTAGTAGTTGTCCAACTAGGAATTGATATTTTAATTTTCCCATTCTTCCTATCTGGAAACCCAACAACAAAACTTACCGATGTATTACTGTCTCTATGTTTTCTGAGACTTGATGCTGCCGAATATCCAGTTAGATCAATAACCTTACCACCACTCTGATACAAATCATATGTTTGTACAAAGTCTGTTCCTATATTGATAGTAAGATTATTTACATATACCGACATCGTTTTTTAAGTATTTATCCGTAGAGAACTAGATTTCTAAGTGCATTATAAAATTCATTTGGGAGTTTTTGTGCATAAGTACCATCGTCCCAAGTATTTGTATCTCCACTTACATATAAGATTCCATTACCAATTTTTTCATAAACAACTAATCTCGCGTTAGTAACAGGATAATTAAAAAAGTCATTTCCAGTAAATCCATAAACTAGTGTTCCACCAGTAAATGTTGCTGTTGCATTACAATATAAAACTGATGGAAATCCGCTTAAAGTAACACCAGTCTCATTACTTCTTGTTAAACTTCCAACAATTGGCGAATCTGCTTCTTGTCTGATTTCCGTTCCAAGTAAAGTTAATATAGTATTTGTATTTGCTCTATTTGCACATCCAACACCACTGGGACTACCATTAAACCATTCAGTATTAAACCAAACAACTCCACCCAGTCGAATATAATTGGTTATTTTTTCTAGATTTGCTGCATTTTGTAGTAATGCTACTGTATTTGTGAGTTGACTACAATTACCATTTACTCCAAGATGAACTACACCATAATCATCTATATCATTTATTGTTATTGATGTTACATTATTAAGATTACCAATTCCATCAGATTCTGGAATAACTCCAAAACTACTATAAAGATATGAAGTCTTTACGCATACATCAGAAATATCTTCTGTCGCCAATACATTACCTTCAATTACGATTGACTTTTTAGTTGTATTGTCAGTAAACAAAACATCATAAACATATCGACCAGGTTTGATACTGGCAGTTATAGTAGATGCTAATGATACTCTTATTCTTCCATTTGCCCTATCAATGAATCCTACGTTAAATTTTGCAGTTGGATTTAAACTTTCTGGGTGCTTACGAATATATGAAGACGCTGCATATCCAACCAAGTTTAATGGTGTGCCGTCAATATTGTCTAGGTAAAAGTCTCTGGAAAAGTATTCCCCAGTGTTAATGGTGATATTATTAACGTAGACAGTCATTATTATAAGACTTTATTGAGTATTTATCAAGGGCTTGACAAGATCCCAAAACATACCTAGAATCTCTTTGTTCCCGTTGAAGGATAAATAATAGCTCTTAATGATTACTATATGATCTATGATAATCCTTGGAAATATAATGGAGAAGTTTTTGATACTGGCAATATTGGTGAGTACTTTGGATTTGTTTACTGTATAAGCAATAAGACCACCGGTAGAAAATATATTGGAAGAAAATACTTCTGGTCTTTTAGAACACCACCAGGAAAGAAGAGAAGAGTAAAACAAGAATCAGACTGGAAGAAGTATTATGGTTCTTGTCCTGAGTTAAAGGAAGATATCAAAAAGTATAATAAAGAGAATTTCAATAGAGAAATATTGAGTCTTCATAAAGCAAAGGGTGACTGTAATTATGAAGAAACGAAACAACTTTTTCTAAATAATGTGTTGAGTGAGTCTCTTGACGATGGAACGCCGGCGTACTACAATAGCAATATTCTAGGCCGCTATATGCGAAAAGATTATGGTAACTTTGGAACAGACTCTTCAAACAACACATGATTGGGCAATTGACCGCATTCATACTCTTTGTGAGGAAAATATTGAGAATGCCCATGCGATTCAATCAGAATTTTGTGAGTGGTTGAATCCGGAAATTTCACATCATGATATTTTCTCATTAGAGTTTATAGGAGACGAAGATGACACTTGATCTTCATAACTTTTTCAAGTTTTACGACGAGAACAATTCAAATCACGTGGCGGCAGTTCAATGGTTAGAGGATAACCTACCCGCTCAGTTTTTGGATGACGCAGAGACCGACTGGATTGGAATGTATAGAACTAAACCTCCAACACCAGAGGTTTTAAACGTTCCATATTTCAATCAAGTAGATAATTACAGAGATGCACATAGAACTTGCAACAGTTCATCGTGTGCTATGTGCCTTGCTTTCCTCAAGCCAGGTAGCATTAAAGGTGATGATGAATACGTTAAGAAAGTATTTGCTATCGGTGATACGACTGACCACGCCGTACAGACGAAGGTTCTGGCAGGTTATGGTATTAAGTCACATTTTAGTTACAATCTTTCTTTTGCTGATATCGATAAAAGTCTGGACGCTGGGAAGCCCGTTGTTATTGGCATACTCCATAGGGGTTCTCTTTCTGCACCTACTGGTGGGCACATGTGTGTTGTAATTGGTAAAACCCCAGATGGAAAAGGATATTATGTCAATGATCCATATGGTTCACTGAATGACAACTACACTGGTCCTGTAACTAACGGTAAGAAAACAATTTATACCAAAGCAGTTCTCAAGCACCGTTGGTGTCCAGGAGGCAACGATGGATGGGGCAGAATCTTCGACTAATTTTAAGAGAAAGATGCTTAAAGTGATTAAAGAACTGACAAATAATGGTAAGCACGTAGAGGCAAACGAACTTTATCAACGGTATTTCGGAGACAACAATGGCAAGAATCGATCTACATAACTTCTTCAAGTTTTATGACGAGAAGAACCCCAATCACGTCAAAGCAGTACAGTGGTTGGAAGATAACCTCCCAGTCAAGTATCTAGAAGATAACATTGATTGGGCGGAGATTTATCGCGGAAAAAAGACTAGTGCTGCACCAGCATCCGCACCCGCTGCTGCAGCTCCTGTAACAGGTGGTGATGATGTCCCACAAATGGGCATTAAATTGATTAAAGAGTTTGAAGGATGTCACTTAAAGGCATATCCTGATCCTCTTTCTGGTGGTCTACCAATCACAATTGGTTGGGGTTCGACCCGTAAGAAAGATGGATCACCTTTTAAAATGGGTGACACCTTAACACAAGCAGAAGCGGATCAACTTCTTATCGATCAGTGTAAGAAAGAGTTCCTTCCTGCACTTCGCAAAATCCCACATTGGAATGAAATGTCAGATGGAAAAAGAGGAGCTCTGCTCAGCTTTGCTTATAATCTTGGTGCCGGTTTTTACGGTGGTGATAACTTTAATACTATTACTAAACGCTTGAAGAATAAAGAGTGGGACTTAGTTCCTGATGCTCTTTATCTCTATCGCAATCCTGGTTCTAATGTTGAAGCAGGACTTGCACGTAGGAGAAAGGCAGAAGGAGAAGCATGGAAAAAAGGATAAATAGTTACAATCATAACTGATTCCTGATCTTAACTGGTCTGAATCTACATACTCCGAGTCCTCTGTGATTCGGTGAATACTTTACTTTTAAACAACTTTAGTTTGTTTTGTTTAGTACACACTGAACTCACAGAGGACTTTCTATGTCTTACGCTACAAGGGCGCTTGCTGTAGCGTCTGCTCTTTTAATGGGGGCACCAACAGCATTCGCAGATACAATTTCTGGTACAGATTTTGAGACCGGAGATACATCAGGATGGAACACTGGAACTCAAACAGGAACCTTAGACAGCACAATCACAGGGCAGGGAACAGGTGTGAGTGTTGTCGATAATCCAGTTATCTTCAATGCCCCTTCTCATGGTGCAGTAGGAAGTCCAACATTACAAGACGGTTCTCCTAACCCATATCACGCACCCGCAGTAACACCAACTACTTGGGAGTTTGCTCCTTATGGAGATGCTGGTGCTGCACTGCAACCAAATGGTCAACAAACATTTAACCAAGCAACAGAAGCACTTGGTTTAACACCAGAGCAAAACCAAGCAATTAAAGACCTTCTTATTCAACAGCAACAGCAATCTGGATTAGGAAATCCAACACCAACTGATGCTGCTTGGATTACAAAATCAGTCAACTTAGAGACTGGAAAAATTTATACAATGTCTTGGAACTACATTGGAACTGATTATGTTCCATTCAATGATGGTTCCATTACTTCACTTGTTTATCAAGGTGCAGGTTCATCCCCATCAATCACAGTTAATAACCAACTTCAAAACTATGCACTTTTAGGATTTACTAATCCTGGAACTGGTGATTATTCAACTGGAACTTATGGTTCTACTGGATGGCAGTATTCAACTTATCAAGTAGGTGCTGATGGTGATTATCTCTTAGGATTTGCAGTGTTCAACCTTGGAGATACCGCATTATCACCAGTTCTTTTAGTTGATAGTCAACCTGGAACTACAACAGCAAATGGTGAGGCATTCACTCCTGTTGCTCCAAATAATCCAGATGCACCATCTGTTGATGAGGTAGCACCAACTCCAACTCCTGAACCAGAACCTACACCTGAACCAACACCAGAACCCACTCCTGAACCTACACCTGAACCAACATCAGAACCCACTCCTGAACCCACACCTGAGCCAACTCCTGAACCCACACCTGAGCCAACTCCTGAACCCACTCCTGAACCCACTCCTGAACCAGAACCACCAACATTATTAAACTCTGTGACTGTTCCTGCACCAGGACTTCCAGTTGTTGTTGTCGCAGAAGTGACACATAAAGCATCTGAGAAGGATGGAGTTCAAAAGATTAGAAGAGATGTAGAAATTACAACTAAAACTCCACTATTAAAGAAAGATACTTATAGTGATGGAACTGTTGTAGCATCATTACTTCTTTCTGTTGATACTGAAAATAAACAGAATGTTATTTCTGGTCGTGTCGATCAACATGAAATTTTAGATAAGATTGGTGGTGGATTGCAAAATCTTTTCATCTACGAACCAACTGAACCAACCACAGATAGAGTAAGAGTATTCAGTAACAACTATTATGCTTGGTCTTCTGGTGATTATGGATACTATGGTA